CCCAGAGGCTGCCAGTAAAATCATTATAACCCATAATCAAGCTTCATGATTGCGGAAGAAGCTTGGGTTCTGATGGTCTCATTACCTCGCGCGTAGAGATTTGCTAGATGAACTATGTCACCTGCTTCAACGCCATAGCGGAGTGCGATTTGCTCAGCACTCACATACTCATGCGAAAGGTCACCGGAGATCGCATTGACAGAAGACTCGCCCAACTCGCTACCTGGGGAGTAGCGGTCAATTAGGGCAGAGAGTACAGCGTGTCTTGGTCCTCTTTTAAAGCAGGATGTCTGACGTCTGTTGTACTCATCTCTACGAGAGTCAATGTCTTTTGCGGCCGAGTCGTACACTGGTAAATCACCCCAGCACACTCCGATTGTCCTACCGATTACCCCTAAATTCAGGACTGGGACTAGTCTTCCTGAATTAGCAACAAATGGGCTATGTTTCAAAAACTGAAGCTGTTGTATCACAGAGCATGATACACAGGTCACTATGTAACCCGCCTCTTTGGCAGCTTCAGCTATCAATAGCTCGCAGTCGCCAACCTTCAAGTCCGGGCGCAACCGTGATTTGATTGCGCTGGCTATCATGAGATTAGCGATATTGTTGATGAGAGTCGTGAGTACACTCCCCGAGTAAAGGATCGGTTCCTTTACTGAGAATTTGACTTTCAACCGTTGGTTCGAGACCGCCCTAATCACAAGATCGGCGCGGCACTGAGCGATTGCCTTCTTAACAATCCTTCTCAATCTTTTATCTCCAGAACACATAGTCAAAAGCCATGCAAACACGGCACCTGTGTGCGAGGCGTCGCAGGTGGAGATGTCGACATTCGCACGATAAATTCCGTCGCTGCATAAGATAGCAACACAAGAATCATCGGAGAAGTAAGGAAAGTAAAAACCCCCCTCACATTTCTCTAAACGTTCAAACACCTTCGCAAGCGCCTCCAGATCGGGTGACTTGACAAACTGGGTACCCTCCACGACATCCAGTTCAGCGATAATTGCCTTGATTCTCTCAATAAAATCGCCTGCAATGAGAGACGCCGGTGTACCTAAATCGTACGTAATACGAATGTACTTGCCCGGCTTCGCGGTCTCTCTACCCTTTAGAGCAATCTTAGCACAACCGTTGTTCCGCAACACCCAGTTCCTATGATTGTATTTCGCCTCTCCCTGAATCTCGTTGTACCAAGCGGGGATACGCACAGCAACTTTATCATGTTCAGGGTTTAGGGCCGCGATCTCAATTCGCGCTTCGGGATCATCTAGCCACCAATGAAAATACTTAGTAACCTCATCACCTAACGCCTTTTGGATGCGGTTCAGTGTTGGGTTTTGCATAAATTTCTTCTGGTTATCTACTAGAATATAGTGGAGTGGTCTCCCATCAATCTCCACGCCGGCTTCTCGGATCGCGGTCAACCGCGTCAATCCGCCAATCTGGTTGGCATCGTTCCTCGCAAGAACAACACCATTGTGAAACCAGACTGGACCAAAAACGGACCTATAGTATCCGTCTTCCTTCTCCACGGCAGCTGGGAATTTCAGCTTGCCATCAACGTAGTATGGGGAAGGATTACCGTCAGGACCTTTCTTCGCCACGACCCGCTCGCAGTGAATAAAAGGCTTGTCTACCTGACATGTAGAGGGGATTATTCGATAAGGATCGAACACCCAGCTCCCCTCAGGCTGGGCTCGCATTCCCTAGAGCCTCTCCAAGCTGACGCCACACAATGTGGTGGCGCCTGCCTGAGCTCTAAAGAACTCCATCTCCTGGTGATACACACGTGCAGTATCAAATATAAGCTTTTGGCTACGACCAGCGGCAAATACTAACTGCAGTTCTTGTGCAAACCGATTGATTGTGAAGGCTGTTGGGCGTATGACCCCTTCCTTCAAACGCAAGTACTCCAGCATATTCTTATCATATAGAACATACTCTGTACTGCGCCCACCTAACCGTGCTAATGGCGAATAGCCACCACGTG